AAAGATAAAGAAATGTATATGTCAGGTGGATCTATTATGGTTCCTCCAGAAAGAGAGGGATATGGTTTAGGTAGTTTAGCTCTTAGAATAGGTAAAGCGTTAACTAAAGTAACTGATCCTACTGTTAAACTTAACAGGGGCGCACTCAACAAATTAAGTAAGCAAACTGATGAAGAACTGTTAGATGGTAGTAAAGTTGCTTTAGGTGCGACACTTGCTGTAGGCGCTCCTTATTCAGCAAACGAAGCATACAAAGCTGTTAAAGGAAAAAAACTTGAAGAAAAAAATAAAAAAGCTTTCCAACAAAAATTAAAAACAGCTGTAAATAAAGAAGAAGAGACATTTATGTTTAAAGGTGAAGAATATAATACTTATAAAAAAAGAGAAAGTAAAGCAGAAGGTGGTTCTTTAATGATGCCTCCAGAAATGATGGAAGAGGAATCTATTCAAGAACCAGTAATGGATGTTCCTGAAGATACATATCAAAGCGAAGACCCAATAGAGGTTGCAGCTTCACAGGAATCAGATGAAGTAATTGAGCAAGATCAAATGGAAATGGTTTTAGGTCAAGCTTTAGATTCAGAAGAACAACAATATTTAATGAGTGCTCTAGAAGGTGACGAACAACTAAGTCAAATCTTTGACAAAGTTCTTACGACAGCTTCTGAGTTTTCAGGAGAAGGGGCAGTAGAAGGCCTCGGAGATGGCACATCAGACTCAATACCAGCTAGACTATCAGATGGTGAGTTTGTTATGACCAAAAAAGCTACCGACCAAATAGGTTCAGACAACCTTCAAATAATGATGGATGATGCTGAACGTGCTTATGATGGTGGTGAAATGAGAGATTATCGGTATGGAGGAGGTCTACTCAAAAGTACCGATACAACTGATCTAAGTTCTGACACAAGAAATACGGATGATGAAATTCGTAAACTAATGAGTCTACGTGCTAACCAAGCACCAAGTCTTAGGTAATTTTTATTTACGGCTACCTTAACAGGCCAAGCCCCATAAATCTTTTTCGCGCAAAGAAAGAATTAGTATGGCTACCTTGCAGAGTATAAGCCCCGTAGGAGATATATAATGAGTGAACTAAACCAAGAAGAAGTATCCAATCCGTATAACATGAATAAGGCTTGGCACACGCCAGATGGCCCTAAATCAGATACTGCGGATGGTATGTTTTTTGAAAGACCTAAGCAACAGGCTACCTCTGAAGAAGCCCCTGATGCAGTAGAAAATGAACAGGCTCCCAAAAAACGAACTAATTATAAAAAAAGATATGATGATTTAAAGCGTCATTACGATCAGAAGTTATCTGAATTTAAACAAAAGGAACAAGAGTTGACGGCTATGGCAAAAAATGCACAGCCTCAATACGAAGCTCCAAAAACTCCAGAACAACTAGAGAAGTTTAAAACAGAGTATCCTGATTTGTACGATACGGTAGAATCTGTAGCTTATATGAGAAGCTCAGAACAAGTTAATCAACTTCAAGAACAACTTCAAATGATCCAACAGCGTGAAGCTACGGCATTGAAAAGAGAAGCTGAAGCTGATTTAATATCTCGACATCCTGATTTTGAGGACATTAGAGGTTCTGATAACTTTCATAAATGGGCAGAAGACCAACCAGAGCAGATACAAGATTGGATTTATAAGAATCCAGACAACGCAATGCTTGCTTCTAAAGCCATTGATCTTTTTAAATTAGAAACTGGTTTAAGTACTCAAACTAAATCTCAGCCCAGAAAACCTCAAGGTTCTGCGGCAGATATGGTTTCAACCAAAACAACAACTGTAGATGCTCAACAACCTAAGATCTGGACTGAACGGGAAATAGCTGCGATGTCCTTAGATACGTTTGATAAATACGAAGATGAAATTAATCTTGCGGTAACTGAGGGTAGAGTAGTAAAATAATACTCTAACTTAGGAGAGCTAACATGGCTTATAATCAATCCGACCAATTTTTTGAACAGGGTACTGATACCAATGGTAACTTTGGTAACTCTGTCAGTGGTCAAACTAATTCTTTTTTCTTACCAAAGGTTTATTCCAAACAGGTCTTAAACTTTTTTCGTAAATCTTCTGTAGCGGAAGCAATTACGAACACCGATTATGCTGGAGAAATTACAGCTTTTGGTGACAGTGTAAGGATTATTAAAGAACCTGTTATAACTGTATACCAATATGAACGTGGTGCAGATGTAACACAGACTAAACTAACTGATCAAGAGATCACTCTTGTTGTTGATACTGCGAATGCTTTCAAATTCATCGTTGATGATATTGAAACTAACATGTCGCACGTTAACTTCAGAGATGTAGCAACTTCTTCAGCAGCTTACGCATTGCGTGATGCTTTTGATGAAGGTGTAATTGCAGCTATGATTGCAGGTGTCTCCGCGTCTAGTCCTAACCATATACTTGGTTCAGACAACGCAACTGACCTTGCTGCTGGTACTTTTGACGGTACTGGTAACTTAGACATAGGCTTTGGTTCTAGCGAACACGATCCTATTGATGTAATGTCTCACATGGCTAGATTACTTGATGAGTCAAACATACCTGAAGAGGGACGATGGTTCTTAGCGAATCCAGAGTTCTATGAAGTACTTGCTTCAAGCTCTTCTAAACTTCTTTCAGTGGACTATAATGGTGGTCAGGGATCTATCCGTAATGGATTAGTATCTTCTGGTAAGCTACGTGGTTTCAACATGTATAAAACTAACAACATTGCTGCAACGTCTAACGCTGCTGGTGTATGTATTGGTGGTCACATGTCAGCAACTGCAACTGCTCAGACTATTACAAGCACTGAGGTCATCCGTGACCCTGATAGCTTTGGTGACATTGTACGTGGACTACACGTATACGGTTCTAAAGTACTCAGACCTGACGCTCTTGTGTCAGCATTCTACGGAATCGACTAGTATAAACTGGGGATGGGGTCTTTAATTAGACCCCTAAACCTTTGGAGTATTTACAATGCCACAAATAGGAAGTAATAAAGAACCTGTATTTTTACGGGGAGCTAATAAAAAAAGAGGTAAGCAATTAGGGCTTACTGGAAAATTTTACAGTTCTGAAAGTTTAAAAAACTATCAAGATAATTATGACCGTATTTTTAAAAGTAACGGGAGTCAGTCGAATGATGTACATGATGAGTGAAAAAGAAATGGAAAACAATACAGATAGAAAAATAGTAGCTGACGGTAAGACAGGGTACAAAAGTATCTTTGAACTAGAAGGTCAGTTTGCAAATGACGGACACGCACAAGGTGCAAAGTTTAACATGGAACAACGAATGAGAACTATGGGGTACTAATGGCTACAACATATCTCCAATTAACAAATGAACTTTTGCGTGAAATGAATGAAGTAGAAACTACTTCTTCTGATTTTACGTCTACTGTAGGAGTACAAACACACGTTAAAGATTTAATAAATAGATCTTATTTAGATATGGTTAACGAAGAACCTCAATGGCCTTTTTTAGCTATTGGTGAATCTGGTTCTACAGATCCAATGTACGGTAACACATATATTGAAACTGTAGCTGGTACAAGATGGTATGAATTAAAACCAGCTTCTAGTAGTATTACAACAGATTATGGTTACGTTGATTGGGATAATTTTTTATTGACTACAGTAGGTGTAAGTGGTGAAGCAGCTCCTTTCACTATACGCAATTTACGATTCACTAGTATTGAAGAATGGAAAGATTACTTTCGTCTTTCACAAAATCAAGATGATGCTGATGAACAAAATTATGGTACACCTAGTAGAGTTATAAAAAGTCCAGACAACAGAAAGTTTGGCTTGTCTGCTATTCCTGATAAAGTTTATCGAATTTATTTTTATGCGTATACTTTACCAACAGCTTTATCAGCAGCTACAGATGTAATAGTTTTTCCAGACGTATATACACCAGTATTAATTAATCGTTCAAGATACTATATGCATCAATTTAAAGATAATGCACAAGCTGCAGCATTTGCTTTACAAGACTATCAACGTGGATTAAGAAATATGAAACTGCATTTAATGACCCCAGCACCAACATATCTAAAAGATGATAGAATGAGGTTTGTGTAATGGCACAATCGTTACCATATGCTTTATCATGCAAAGGTGGCCTTAATACAAATGCAAATCAATTTGAAATTCTTAAAACTCCAGGATCTGCAACAGTACTAGAAAATTTTGAAGTAGATACAGACGGTGGGTACAGAAGAATTAATGGTTTTGCACCTTATGGTGGTTCAAGTGCAACAAGTCCTAATAGTACTAATGCTATTACAGGGCTTTTTGTTTATGCTGATGGGCTTATAGCTTGTTCAGGAACTAATATTTATTTTACATTAGATGGTATTACTTGGCTACTAATTAATAGAGCTTCAGTTGATGCTAGTGGAGATGACTATGCTGCATTTACTGGTCGTTCAACAGTTGTTAGAACAAGTCAAGCTGAATGTACTATTACTTTATATGAAGGAGATTCAACTTACGGAGAAGTAATTATAACAGATAGTTCTTCTAATTCAAAACCTTTTTATTTTAAAATGACAGGATCAGGAGCTTTAACTAATAGAACTTATTTTGCAAAAGAAATTACAGTTAGCGGAACAGTATTTCCTAAAGTCTGTATTATACATGATAAACATTTAGTTGTCTCAGGAGACACAAATAATCCTAATACTATTTATTATAGTGGTACAGATGACATAGATGATTTTTCAAGTACAGGATCTGGAAGTATTAAGTTAGACGACAAAGTTATAGGGCTTCGTTCTTTTCGTGAAGACCTTATAATCTTTTGCAGAAACAGTATTTATAAACTTCAAAATATAAACATCTCTGCTTCTATAGTAGTAACTCCTATAACTAAAAACGTAGGTTGCTTAGATAATGGAAGCATTCAAGAATTTAGTGGGGACTTAGTATTTTTAAGTCCTGACGGTATAAGAACTTTAGCAGGTACAACACGTATTGGTGACGTAGAGTTAAGTTCTTTAAGTAGACCAATACAACCTATAATAAATAACGTAGTTACAAATATTAATAATTTAGTAATCTCAAGTTTAATATTAAGAAACAAATCGCAGTATAGATTATTTTACGCAACTGCAAGTCAGGCTGCTTTAGACTCTAAAGGGATTATTGGTAGCATTACAGGCGAAGGAATGGCTTGGGCAGAAACAAAAGGAATACAA